TCGTAGTGGTTCTTCATCTCGTCCAGCTTGTCAATGAACGTGCTGGCAGTCAGAAGGCTGTCCACATTGATGACGCGCTCGGCGGACTTGATGGCGTTCAGGTAAGTACCATCGGTGGCGAGGTCTTGGCCAGGAACGTGATAGGCTGCCGTAGCAGTACCAGTCACCGGGAACTGAGCCGACTTACCGCTGGTGATGGTGCGGATCATGTGCTTGTCCTTCATGACCGTAGTGGTCTCAAAGGCCTGAAGCACTTCACCAGCGAAAACCTTGAGGAAGAGAGCGTTGTCGGTAGCGAAGTTAACGGACGCGCCTGCGCCGTTGATCTGACCACCGAATGAAACCTTAGTAACAGCCATTGTAATGGCTCCTTGTGAAAAAGAATGCGTTGAGGGAGAGACAGTTGCCTAATGCCTATAGCGACGGCTGTGCCTATTCCGCAGAACGGGCCAAGTGCTTATGGCGTTGGCGTTTGAGGGGATTCATCCTCCCCCGCAGGGGAGACGTATCCTGCATACCACCCCTCGGGGATATGCACGACGTTTTTGGACAGCTCCCATTCGGAGCCGTTCCAGTAATAGACATGGCCCCGGACATCGGGGCCAAGCCTGACAAGATCATGCTCAGCTGGGTGGACGAATACGACCCGTGTGTTGCCGCACGCGGTCAGCAAAGCGGTCATACATGCCGCTAGGACCGGGACGAGCATCCGACGCATTAGTCGGTGTGTTGGCCTGTTTCCACCACAGACTGAGCAGTTCTTTGAAGAGGGCTGAAAGAGCGAGACCGAGAGCGGTCCACACATCAACCAGCCTTCTTGATAGCGATACGAGCCCCGGTGTAGCCCATGGCCACGAGGGCAGACACGACAAGGCCGAGGACCTGGTTCCAGGCGCCTTCGCTGGGGATGATGCCAGACGCTTGCACGGCTCCTACCATGACAGCAGCAAAGCTGAGCCAGAACTCAGTTGTCTTGAAACCGGGCTTGATGTTGTTGGTGTTGTTTTCCATGTGTTCACTCAATTTCCGCCGGGACCAGTTTGAAGTCCTGAGCGACCAATCCTGTAAGCATTCACTTTAGCGGCGCTGCCGCCCTTGGAGGGACGGCCCACAGAGTGACGGCCCCCAGATTTAGAACGACGCTTCTCTTCTTCCTTTTCGGAAGCCATCTTGATCTTCAGGCGAGACATACGCATCGGATCACCTCCTTAGAGAACATTGGATGCAGCGATCTTCCGCTCCACGTCGGAACGGTACGCTTGGTCGGTCTTGTAGCGGGGATCGCTCATTGCTTGGACAACCTCAGCCACGCTGCGGAACATGCTTGGGGCAGCCTTACCGCCGCTGACGAAGGTCGGCTCACGGGTCTGAGCCGTGTAGCGTGCCTGGAGTCCCTTGACTGCGAACATGACCTGAGCCTGGTCACCAGAGCCAACAGCCTTGTTGTAGGCCTCGATCTCTTGCTGGCTCAGGCTCTGCCCAGCCCACTGAACCATCTGGTCATAGCTGGCGCGGCCACCAACGCTATCGAATACAGCCTGCTCCTCGCTGGCGATGACGGCCTTCTGGCCGGCGATGAACTGGTCAACGATGGCCTTGGGGTAGCCCATCTCAGACAGCTCGGTATAACTGAGTTCACTCAGCTCACCCGACGAGAAGAACTCCTCAGCGTACTTCTGGAGCTTGGCCTCGGGAGTCTCCGTAGGCTGTGCCTCAGGCGTGGCCTGGGGCTCAGTAGCCTGGGGCTGCTCTTGGACGGGCGCCTCGGCCTGGGTCTGCTGCTCTGCCTTCATCTGAGCTTCCTGCTCAGGGCTGTAGGCGGTGGTCTGTCCGGTGACGATTTCAACCTTGTCCATATTTACCTCGTTACGGGCCCATCATAGCTGGAGATCCGCCAGGAGCTGCCTGCAACATCCCAGATTCCATCATCTTACCAGCCTGACCAACGACGCTGGGTCCAAGCTTCTCGGTCATGGCGGCCATCATGGCACGGTTGCCTTCGTTGGCCATATCCTCATCAGACTTGATAAGGCCCTTGGTGTCAATGCCCAGGGCAGCCGCTCGGCGGGCCAGATACTCGCCGGCATTGATGTACTGAGCCACGGCCTGGGGGCCGAAGGTCTGGGCAACCCCAGCCAGCAGGGCATCCAGCTTGACCAGGTCATTACCACGACCCAGGGCGTCGATGCCGGTGACGATCATCGGCTTGACAAACTCCTTGGGCACCTTAGGCATCTTCTTCTTGCGGGCCATCACTTCCATGAGGCGGTTCACAAGAGGCAGCTGGAACTCCTGGGCAAGGATGCTGTAGATGCCGCCTAGTTGCCGCTCGACCGCTGCCGTGGTGAGGCGAACCTCTTCTGCGGTAACACGCTCAGCATTGCGAATCGTACTTTCCGCAAGGAGGAATGCGTAGTTGAGACGCTCACGGATGCCGCCGATAGCCTGTAGAGCAACCCCGAAGTCCGCTTGCTTCTGAAGCTGTAGGGTCGAAACATCGGTCGCCAATCCTTCCCGGATCGCTCCGTTGGGGGACTTTGCCAGAACATCCGCACGGGTCATCCCGTTGGGGTTGACCAGGAACAGAACCTTTGCCGCAGCGGCAGACCCCTCCACGATGGCCTGGGACAGGGCCTCAAGGGAGCGGAGGTCACCGAGGTACTCCTCGACGTAGCCACGGCCATACGACTCGCCGTCCACACGGTTCATCCGCAGGGGAAGCCAGGGCATGGCGGCCTCGGAGTACGAGCCGTAGCTCGACTGAAGGACCATGCCGGCGACTTCCTGGTAGGCCTCGTAGCGGCCCTTGCCGGTGTTGTGGATGCATGTGTACAGGTCTACCGAGCTGTCCATTTCCTGCTTGCCTTGGACAAACTGCTGGGCTTCCTCGGGGAGCTCAATCGGGGACACCGTCTCCTTGACCACGATCTTCAGCACCTTGCCGCTCGGGTCACGCTTGACCACATAGCGGTCAAGGTGGAAGACGCGGATGCCATCCTCGCCAAGGTAGACCAGTGCATTGCCGGTGACGATCAAGTGCTTCAGAGCCTCAAAGACCGCTGACCGAATGGCCATGGTCTCGATCTCTTGCATCACGGCCCGCTCAATCGAAGACAGGGTCTGGTCGATCTCGGTCTTGTATTCCTCGGCCTGACCCAGGGCACGCACAGCCTCCTCGTCCAAAATCAGCCGGAAGAAGGGCTGGTTCGGGGGCAGCAGGCTCATGAGCAGAGACGCTGCGAGGTGGTTCACGCCACGGGCACCCATCCCCTGGAATGGGGTTGGGAACTTGGTGGCGTGCGTGCTGCCCTCATCAGGCAGCAGGGTCGGAATAGTCAGCCGCGAACAGTCACGGCCCCGGAGGAGGTAGCTGTGACGTTGAGTCTCCAGCTCCGAGAAAAGGCGCGCGGCTGTTCCGTTCATAGATCAGTACCCCAGACCAGAGCCACCGCCCATGCCCCCGAGGGGGATGGTCAGCGAAGCCTTGCCGCGCTTCTTCGCAACCACGTCAGAGTCGTTCTGTTGAACGAGTGCCGGATTAGGCTGAACCTTAGTGGCAATCGGAGCCGGCGGAGGCGGAGGTGGCGCCGGCGGCTTCGGGGTCGGAATCTTGGGAGAGCTAAAGCACATTGTTGAACCTGTTCTCCTGCTGCCGCTCATAGGCAGCCTTGAGGAAGTCGATGACAGAACGCTGGCCCGCGTAGTGCCAAACAACGCGGTCGGGCCAGTCCAGACCAGGACAGCGTGGGGGAAACCTGGCATCCAGGTGGTCCAGCAAGTCCTTGGGAATCGGGGGAAGAGTGTCCCGAAGTTCCGTAAGGTCGTCCATCAGGAGACCCTCAGGTTGAGCTCTCGTGCGTGGCTGATGAGATCACCAAACCGCGGGCTCATGAGGGCGCGGCGGAGCTTACACATTGCCTTGAAGTGAGAGTCACGAATGGAATCAACGCTGAGGTTGGTCCCGTTCTCTTCGTTGTAGCGGCGAGTCACTTCTTCCCAAGGCATGAGGTCAAGGTGCTGAGTCTTAGCGTGAAGGGTCTTGCGTGGCATTGTCATTGTCTCTCACTACCCAGTTTGGAAGATCGTTCAGGTGGGCGGGTAGAAGGCCCATCTGGATCATGAGTTCGGTGTGCATGATAGCAGCAATGTTCCAACGCGCTGCGGCCAGGTGATCCTCATCGCGGTGTCCCATAAGATACTTATTCATGTGGCGCATGGCCGAGTCCATGTAGCGGGACAGCGGCTGGCCCTTCTCCCAGTTACGGTCGCCGTACTTGCGGGCTCCGTTTTCCAGGTGCATGGCATCACGCTCAAGCACGAACGGCGAAAGCAGATCAAACCGCCCCTTGCCTTCCCGAGTGTCACGCCGGCTTCCTGTCTCAAACTCCTCGCGGCAGCCAGAGTCCTTCACCTCGCTAAAGCTAACAGCAAATGTCAAGGGGTCCACAGGGTCACCTCTGCGTTGGTCAGGTTGTACTCCCCGTGCTGGAGGATCCGCGCAACGCGGGCCTGCTGGAGAGCGTGTTCTTCGGTCAGGCCGGCCTTGACGAAGGCGGCGGTCACGGCGGGCCAGGAACAGTCAGCATCAAGGATGGCGTCAGCCTTGACCGGGCCGATGCCAGGGCATCCCTTGTAGTTGTCCGTCGTGTCCCCCACGAGCGTCTGGTACAGGTGGAACCTGGTGGCCTCGCTCTTGGTGGTCTTGGTGAAGGTTCGGGTGCGGGGGTTGTAGAGCTTGCCGGGTACGCCCTTAAAGTCCTTGTCCTCTGAGACAATGACCGTGCCCTTGGTCTTGGGCCGGGTGGCCAGCAGGCCGATCACGTCGTCTGCCTCAAGGCGGGGATAGGACACGCACGGGTATGCCGACAGGCAGTAGTCCTTGACGGCCCGGTAGCAGACAGGCTTGCGGCTGGCGGCCCGGTTGGCCTTGTAGTCAGGCAGCACCCCCATCCGCCAGTTGTTGGAGGAGGTGAAGCAGAGCGTGATCTTGGACGCCTTGGTGGCGTCCTTGATCTCAGCCAGCGTGATGTCAACGATCTCGCGCGCCTCGCGGGCGTCGGAGTGAAGCGTCCACATGTCGTCTCCCCAGTCCATCTCCCGCTCGACAGCGGCGCAGGCCTGGTAGACCACGATGTCAGCATCCACTAGTGCATGAGTTTGGGTCTTCGTTCGTGGCATGGTGGGGATCTTAGCGCCGCTCCTCTACGGCATTCTCAATGACTTCCTGAAGTCTCTCGTTTTCTGCGGTCAGCTTGGCCACGGTGCTGGCCAGAGTCTGGACCTCTTCAAGCATACGCCGGGCATCCGCCGTGGTCAGGCCGGGGTCTTCCCAGCCAAGGTCAATGTATGAGCGCAGGCGCTGATGTGTAAAAGACGCATTAGCCACAGTCGGCCTCCAGTTCTTTTACACGCCGGCGCAGGCTCTCGATCTCGTCACAGGCTTCCTGCATGAGCTTGTCGGCTCCGATGGATCGAGCAGCCAGGGCTGCGCGGAGCTGTTCGATTTCGTCGGCTGCCTGGCAGGCAGTCATGGGGGAGATGATGGCGCAGTCGCGCAGGCGGGTGACAATGTCGCTCACTTGCCGTCCTCCTTGAAGCAGTCCCAGTCAAGATCCTCTGCAATCTCTCGCTCTTCGCTTTCCTGACCGTTCTCGGCCATTGCGCGGCAGTACATCTTTCTTGCCTCGTCGCAATCGGCGCGGAGGCGTTCGACTTCTCTCCTGTTCTCCTCCAACACCCACCGCAGTTCTTCGATGAGTTGCGTGGCGTTCGGTGTCGCTCCGCTCAAGCCTCGCGTCTGGGCGAGGATGCGGTCGGACTTCTGTGCGAGTGTCATGGCGCTTGTGTTAGTCATTGTTGTTCTCCTTGTTGTTAGTGATGTCAGGCAAACATCTTGCGGATCTTCTTGTAGCCGTAGTATGCCACCATTGACACTCCAGCAACGATGGCTACGGTTTTGATGTACTTCCAAAAGTTATTCATGGCTTTCTCCTTTCTGTGTTTCAGTTGATTACTTTTGTTGTGACGGGAACGGACTTTGAGCGTTGCTTGTACTTCTTGTACAGGAAATAGGCAAGGTAGGCAATCGCCGCCAAGACACCCATCTTCAACAGGGACGAGAACCATCCGCTGCTTGGCTTCTCATTGGGCTTGCTCTCCTTGCAAGCGCATCCCGAAAAGTAGAGACTGCTGTAGTGGCGCAACTCGGATTCAAGGTGACGAATCTTGTTGTCCTTGCTCAAGAGTTTCCACTTGGTGTCATGCAAGTGAATCATGTA